CCCTCTCGGGCTATATGCAGCAACGGTATCACTCCAAGGGCGTTCATGGGGCCTATCTTTTTGAGCTGTCCACGCTGGCCATCCTGTCCACGGCGGTGCAGCTACTCGCCGGCGCGAAGATACTCGCGGTGGTGACTGGCTGGCCGTTCTGGACGCTGACCATCGTACTGGCGGCCATTGCCTTTTCCTATTCGCAGTATTCCGGCATCAAGGCGTCGGTGCTGACCGATGCGCTCCAAATGGTTCTCATGCTCGCCTGTTGTGCGCTGCTGGTGCCTTGGGCGCTGTCGGACGATATCGGCCTATCCAGCCTCGTCACGGGGCTTGCGGGACATTCCGGGGAGTACACCAGCCTATTCAACGAAAAGGGTCTGGAGGTGCTTCTGGCCTTTGGAGTGCCCACGGCGATTGGCCTTATCGCCGCTCCCTTTGGTGACCAATGCTTTTGGCAGCGGGCGTTCTCCATCCGCGAGGACAAAATGGGCCGGGCATTCCAGCTGGGGGCTCTGCTCTTTGCCGTGGTGCCACTCTCCATGGGCATCCTCGGCTTCATCGCGGCTGGCTCCGGCTACGTTGCCCAGGACGCGGGGATGGTCAACTTCGAGCTGGTGGCCGGCCTGTTCCCTGGGTGGGTGATGCTGCCCTTCCTGTTCATGGTAATCTCGGGGCTGCTCTCCACCACCGACAGTAACCTTTGCGCGGTGGCGTCGCTGACCAGCGATTTCGGGGGCGGCATGAGGGCGGCAAAAGGCTCCATGCTGACGCTCCTGGTGCTGGCCATCGCCATTGCAAACATCCCCGGTCTGGCTGTGACCGACCTATTTCTGATTTACGGTGCGCTGCGAGCTACGACCATGTTGCCCACTGTGTTGACGCTGAAAGGGAAATCGTTATCAGCGGGCGGGGTGACGGCGGGGATCGTGGCGTCACTCGTTATCGGGATGCCGATTTTTGTTATCGGCACCGTCACCGGCAGCGCGGCCATGAAAACTGCTGGTAGCCTATGTGCGCTGTTGATTTCCGGCACCATCTGTATGGTGACCGCTCCCAGGAAGGGGGCGTGTGCGGTATGAGCCTTGGGCGTAAACAGCGCATTGACAACAAAGCATGGCTGGACGCTGTTGCAACCATTGAGGACGCTGTTTCCCGGGAACAGCTGGACGAACTGACCGCCGCCACGGTGGAGGATATTCGGGCCACTGTGGAGGGCAAACGGACGTCCTATGCCTGGAGCGCCGGAAAGGACAGCATCGTTCTCGGCCACGTCTGCGAGGCCGCCGGCGTCACCGACAGCATGATCGGCGTGTGTGACCTGGAGTACCCGGCTTTCGCCGCCTGGGTGCAGTCCAACAAGCCGGCGGGCTGCGAGGTCATCAACACACACCAGGGCTTGGACTGGTTGGCCAAACACCCCGAGATGCTGTTCCCCCAGGAATCGGCCACAGCGGGGCGCTGGTTCTCCATCGTCCAGCACCGGGCCCAGCGCGAATACTTCAAAGCCCATGAGTTGGACGTCATCATCCTGGGCCGCCGCCGGGCGGACGGGAATTTCGTCGGCCGGGGCAGCAACATCTACACGGACGGAAAGGGCGTAACCCGGTTTAGCCCGCTTGCGGCCTGGAGCCATGAGCACGTCCTGGCCTATATCCATTACCATCAGCTCCCGCTCCCGCCCATCTATGGGTGGAAGAACGGCTATCTGTGCGGCACTCACCCCTGG